TTACACCAGCGGTAGCAGCACCAAATTTACGCATTTGATCTTCTGCTCCAACTACTGTAGCTGTAACTCCAGATCTTTCTTGCTGCTCTTTTTTGACCATTTCGTTTATACGTTTAGTAACAAGAGCGGTATCAGCAGTGTCTTCACCGTTGGCCCTCATGTCTTCTATAACTTTGTCTGTACGTTTATTAAATTCTGCTAGATTATTGTAGACAGTTGCTAATTCTGTATTACCTGCTGCTCCTACCTCTCTTGCAGTTTGAATTTCTTTTGAACGGCCAGCAGCGATTAATGCTTGTTGTGTTAGTCTTGATGCTTCTGCATGGTTACCATCCATGACAGCTTTATTAGCTTGTTGTAATAGTTTTCTACTTTCATCGCCTAATAATGCATACATTCTTTGTTGTTCAGCAGTGGCATTAGCTGGTAATCTTCCAGCAGCAACAACACCTTTAACTAATTCTCCCATTTCTGGACCAACTTGTCCGGCAACTAATGCCACAGATTTAAATGCACGTTCAGCACCTTCGCCGCCTTTGGCAATCATACTATCAATAGCTGCACGAACTTCAGCTTTGGACATGGCGTCTTTTAAAGTTTTTTCTTGTTCTGCTCTGCTTTTACCAGTTAGCTTGGCCATAGCGTCCATTTCATAAGCTAGAGCTCTTGCTGCTTCCATTTGTTGTAATCTTTCTGGACCTTCCATCTGAGCCCGGCGTCGAGAAGTACTAATTTGTTCTGCTAAAATAGAATTAATTTCTTTTTCATTCATTCCCATTTGCAACAGTTCTTCATGGAATCCACTTTCGTGCATTCCTTTACTCATGTCAGCAAATGTTTTAACTCCTTGACTAACAGTTCCTCCTAATGTAGCTAATCTAGTTGAATTATCTTTAATTAAATCCGAAAACTCTGCGCTGTTTAATCGCATATGTTTTAGTGCTACATCCATAGCAATTGCATCGTTGCCAAAACTTGCACCTACTCCTGATAAATCTTTCCAAACATCTACATTTTTTTCTACATATTGTGCTAATGCTGTTATACCTTGAACTGAAATACCTACAATTTTGCTAAGTTTTTCAAATCCTAATACGCTTCCAGTAAAAGTAGACATTAAGTTTCCGCCAGCAGCAGTTAAATCACTAATTCGTAATTTCATGTCTAGTGTTTTACCACCAACATCAACAACAGCCTGCCTAAGGCCTTCTGCACCAGCACCAATTTTTCCTATTAATTCTTTAGTAAAAAGTTCTCCGCTTTCTACTCCTGCTGTAGCTGCTTTATTTTTGGCATCGTTTAAATCGCCAGCAGCCTGTTGTAAGCGGCCACCTAGCTGACTAACTAGTTGCGCGATATCAGATGTTTTGCTTATTTTACTAGCGTTAAGTGCTTCAATTAACGTTGCTCTATCAAGATCGGCCAAAATTTTTCTCCAGAAAACTGCGTATATAAATACCTATAATTATATTTATCGGATGTAAAATGACACCAAATAACCCTTTACAAAAGTATTTCAGACAAGCCAAACTGTTTTTAAGTTTGCCTAGCAAAGGACTTTTTTATCCGCCAGGTGTCCTAAAGGGCGATTACAATAATGTACCAATATTTGGTATGACTGGCCAAGATGAGCTAATTTTAAAAGCACCTGACGCTTTGTATAACGGCGAAGCCACAGTTCAAGTAATTCAAAGTTGTTGTCCATATATCAGTGATGCTAGACAAATGCCTAGCATTGATGTAGATGCTGTACTAGCAGCTATAAGAATTGCTACCTATGGCGAAATCATGAATGTATATCACATATGTGAACACTGTGCTGCCGAAAATGATTATGAAGTCAACTTAGCCGGATTAATTGATTTTTATAATACTAAACGATACGAAAGCAAGATTCAATTAAACGATTTAACAATTAATATTCGTCCGTTAAACTACGGAGAGATATCAGAATTAAATGTCGAGCAATATAAAATACAAAAAACTATACAAAAAATTACTAATAATCCCGATTCTACTCCAACAGATCTAGATGAATTGTTTGCTAGTTTAGCTGATCTTCAAGGAAAAATTTTATTAACCAGCATTGATACTGTTCAAGCACCTGATGGCATAGTTGATGATCCTGCATTCATAGCAGAATGGGTATCTAATAGCGAAAAAAGTCTGTACGATGCTATCAATGATCTGTTAGATAAGAATAAAAACGAATGGACATTAACAGAACAAACAGCTCAATGTGGCAATTGCAGTAAAGAAAATAAATTTAGCATTGTACTGGACCAAACAAATTTTTTCGGCAAACGCTCTTAAAATACTCTGATTCTGATATCGAATCATATTTTAAGAGCTTGGATAATATTAGTAAACAAATCAAAGACGAAATATTTAGATTAAGCTGGTACATGCGTGGCGGCGTAACAGCTTATGAATTATTTCATGTTTATTCTGCGGAAGATAGAGGAATTCTCAGTAATATTGTCAAAGACAACGTCGAAGCAACTAAAAAAAGCGGCTTGCCTTTAATTTAAGCCCATTTCTCTTTCAAGCTGATCCATTCTGTTAAGGTTTTGTTCTATGCCATCGTCCCTAAGAGTTTTCAACTCAGTAAAGACAGCTTTGATTTCTTCGTCAGTTTCGCCTATAATGAAACGCATGAGTTGATCTCTTACTATCTGATAAGTTTTATTTTCTAGAACATTATCTCTTACTAAGACATCTACTCCGTATAATGCCACAGTAGTAAGAAGCAACATAATCCATCCAGGAGGTCCAGACGCTAACCCGCCTATACCTACTGCACGACCTGCTGCTAATGTACCTACTCTTATTCCTTGAATAATACTTTTAGTTACAAAACTAGCAGCCCATGGTATTAAGTTGTCGATAGCATCTAATTTAGCATGTTTGACTAGATATTGATGTTGGCGTAGAGTAATAGCTTCGTTTTTCAATAAAATATCTAATGTATCAATGTCGTCAAAGTAGTCACGTATAGCGTTTATAACAGTAACTACACCTAACCATTGTAACAAATTGACAAATCTTCTAAGACCTGGTGCCGACTGATTACCATACTTTTGATTCCAAGTTTTACTATTAGCTGCTGCACGTTCGTTTTTAAATTTTTCTCTGTTGTCTTTGAATTTTTTCCAAGATTCTCTAGGATACTTTTCAGGATCCCAATCCATGCCTAGAATTTTACGCATTCTATCCTTTATAGGATTTTCCTTAGCATATTGCTTTTTAGCGATGTCCTTTTCTCTACGATCCCTAGTGGTTCTTTTACGCTCTTCTGTATCACTTCGCTCTTTTTCTCTACGAACACGTTCACGAGCTTCGCGATTTTTCTCCATAGTTTTTCTACGACGTTCTAATTCGTCAGGACTAGCTTCTAGTAATATATCCAATGCTTTCATAATTTATATTTATTAGAGTTGAACTACGTTCAACTGTTCTTCGCTTTCGCTCGAACATTTATTTTAATTTTATGTGCGAAGCACTTAGATATTATCCAGATTGTTCAGTCACATTTCGCCCAGAAACGGGCGAAAAAAACAGACATTATCCGAGTTGAACATTGTCACATAGCGTTACAGCATTACAGAGGCGGTCGTCCGGTACCTCGAGCTGCGTTTTCATACGACGGCGGTATACAAATATACGCTAACATACGTGTATACGTGCAGGTTTTCCCTGCTCATTTTGCCTTTTTATCCTTTTCAAACAACCAAATCGCAGGGCTTACAAGCGATCCGCATCCTTTCGGGCAGTGGTTGAGCACTCACAACGGCGAGAGATTTCCATCCCTGTGATCCGAGATCCAGGTTTAGGGCGCACGAAATTAGCCTGCGCTGAGCTTTAACCGTTTAAAATTTTGCCTTTAATATGTGAACCGTGGACACGAACTTGAATATGACCATTGTAATAATCGTCACTTTCTAAAACTCGCCTAGTGAATTGTTCTCTTGCCTCGATGTAACTGCATTCTGCCTTTGATTTGCAGTAATAAAGTATCTCTCTGTGAAATTTGTCTGTGCCTATTTGTGCTACATCTTCGTTGAGTTTGTCGTTTGAGCCGTAGTATTCTTGCCAATCAGAATCTATTTTGCTGCGAATTCGTTTTTTCTTTTTAGTGCCGTTCTTAAGTTTTACTGTTTTATAAGTAGTTTTCTTAAATTTTGCCAGTTTTTTGCCTATGTACATTCGTCCTGTGATAGTATTGGTTATACAATACACAAATCCTACACAATCCTCAGGAAGTTCCGTTATTAGTTGATTCTGGTAGTACCACGACATCAACTTGTTTAGTCTTTTTAATTTCTGCCTTACGTCGATTTGATTCTGTTTTTAATTCGCTGCCTTTATATCTAATTTCTTTACGATTTTCCTGTATTTCTGCCCTTCGTTTACGTGCTACTATTCTAATTTCTGCCAATAAATTTCTACATTTAATTGCGGAAACATGAGTTCGTCTGGATTCCCACGCTTGATTTTCTTTAAAATATTCTCTGAACAACTTCATTAATTGTTCATGCGTATCTTCTTCACTCATTTTCTGCTATTTCTAAATCTGTACTGTAGCTAGTAAATCCGTTTTCTTTAATAACTTTAAGAACATTGTTTACGCGGCCTATCAATTCATCTTTATGACTGATAAGATAGATATTTTTGTTCCGTTCTCTAGCCATTTTCTTTAAGACGCTTAACGCATTCTCGACTCCGCTAGCATCTAGTCCGTTATCAATCAGTTCGTCAACAAACAATAAGTTAATATTTTGATATAAACTTTCCCAAACATCTCTGAATGACCAAGAAAGTCCTAAAATCAATCTATTTCTTTCTCCTCTACTTAGATTATCAAAATCTAAATCCTGTCCTAATTGTGTAATTTCTACATTCAAGTCATTTAAAAAAGTAACTTGATGAGGAAGACCCATCTTATCTAAGTAATAGGTTAGTCTATTGTTTAGATAAGCTAGATTTTGATCAATGATCTTTTTACGGATAAAAGAATCCTTATTAGTTAATAATTTAAGTAGAAATTCTTGATGATCTTTTAAACTAGTCAGTTCGTTAATTACATCCCAATTGATATCTTGTAATGCAGTATTTCTTAATTCATCAATTTGTTCAGTATAAGGATCTACTTCTAATTGACGTTTACCTAAAGAATCCTCTAAACTAGCAAGATTATTTTGATGACGCAATGCTTCTTCTATAGTTTCATAGAAAGTTCGAGGCCTTCCATTTATATCGCCTATAGAATCTAATTCTTCAATAATACCAGCATAGCTTTCACTTAAACTTTGTAAGTAAGTGTGAGCATCTGAAAGATTTTTTTGAGCAGAAGTTTGCATTTCTTGATGTTTATGATCCTGCAAATCTTGTTCACACGCAGGACATTTAGAATCCGCAAGTTGTTCTAGTTCTTTTTTGTATTTTTTCACCGACTTATCTGCTTGCATTATAGCAGTTTCGATAGTGGCTTTTTCTTTATTAAGACTTTTGATTCTTGCACTTAGTTCGTCATAGCTTTTTAGTTTATTATGTTGATCTAATTCTTTCTCAATGTCAACTGCTTGAAGTTCTATAATTTTTTCTGCTAGTTTTAAACAATCTATTTCCTGTTGTTTATACCAAGCAGACTTTCTAGTCTCTAAACCGGCAATACTTTGCTCAATTTTTTCGTTAGATTTTTTAGCTGCTTCTATGTTAGCAGTTTCTTGTTGAATTTGATCTTTAATTTGTTTGATTTGTTCTTTTAATGATTCAGCTTTTTCACTTAATAATGTGATACCTAGCAATTGTTCAATGATTTCTCTTTGTTCATTTGCTCGCATACTTAAAAAAGGTTCAGTATACGTGTTAAGAGCTAGAATATGTTTAAACATATCGTGACTCATACCTAATAAATCATCTAAATCTTTTTGTGTTTCTCGAACATCGCCTTGTGCTTCGTCAACTCCATCATCTTCTTGCTCTACATCATTGATATAGAATTTAAGTACATTAGGTTTACGTCCTCTTTCTATACGATAATCGATTCCATCCTTTTCAAAAGATAATGTAACTAACATATTTTTATTGTTTATTTTGTTAATTAGATTATCTTTTTTAATATTCGTTAATGCTTGCCCGAACAAAGAATAGCTCAAGGCATTTACAATAGTAGTTTTACCGGTACCATTACGAGAACCACTGTCATCACCGCCCATGTCCAAGTTTTCTCCCAGGACAAGAGTAAGTTGCTGTTTTTCAAAATCTACGGCTTGAGTTTGATTACCCACACTCATAAAATTCTTTACAGTTAGATTCTTTATTTTTATCATAAATTGTTATAAATTGAAAGTAAAATTTTACTATCGTATGTTTCGCTGTCAATATTAATGAGCTGACTAGTTACTATTTGATCTACGCTTTCAAATGCTTGTATATCTATAGTGTTGCTTATTTCGATTTCTTTCTTTTCAGGAATAAGAGTTAATTCTCTTATATCGTAGTCACTCATAAACTTTTCTTTAATAAAACTAGCCTCTTCGTAACTGATATCGATATCCAAGCTAACACGTAAATGAGCTTTCGGAAGAATAATTTCGTCTGCGTGGTCAATTAATTCGCTTAACTTGGTAGTTCTAAAAGTAGGTTGCCCAGGCCAAGTATAATATTGAGGTTTCCCTCCCCACTCAAGAATCATCATTCCACGATCATCATCCCAATTATCGGCATAGTTATGAGGAAATGCATTGCCAATATAGATCATATTTTTTTGTTGCTGACGTTTATGAAAGTGTCCGCTAAATCCTAGCTCATAATTTTGAAAATCGTTGAGTTGAATTTCTCCATGATCCGGCATTTGTACCATGGCATTCATAAAAAAGTTAGGTAATTCAAAATGACCAAAGATATAACGTCCGCCTTTTTTGCTAATACTGCGCCATTCGTCGCCTACTAGCCAAGGACACATAGTGACTTCGTCTATAGTGATAGGATTATGTACCACTGTGACACCCGGAATGTATTTTCCAAATTCTACTGAATGAATATCTCGTTTATCTTTATAATATAAATCATGATTACCAGGAAAAAAGTAAAATTGATCAAAAGCCTGCCCCAACTTCTCAAGTGCTCTGAGGCTAAAATCCATAGTTGTGATATTAAGACTATTACGATTGTGATGCCAATCACCAAGAAAAATTCCTGTATCACACCCTTCCTCCTTAGCTTTAGCAATATACCAATCTACAAAGTCTAAACAGTCTTGATTATGTGTTTGACTGTTGCTTTTTAGACCGAAGTGTATATCTGTAAAACATGCAACCTTTTTAAACAAGCCGCTCATTCGTCGTACCCTTCGTTACGCTTAACAGACGCGACCCATTCTCCCTGTCCTGTTCTACTATAACTTGGATTCATTCCATTTATTTCTAATAAATCGTCTCTTATAACCTGATTACGTTTTTCGATGTTAATAATTCTAACAAAGCTATTAGTTACTGCTGCGGTAAAATATGCAAATGGATTGTTTGATTTACTTTCGTCAAATTGTAAACCTATTTGTGTTAATTGTAAAATAGCTTGTCCACGCATCTCGTCATTGTAAGTATAACCTCGAACATTACCTCTTGTTGCATATCTTTCACATAGTTTGATATACATTTTTGCTAGTGTATTAGTAATTTGTCCGTGGTCCTTATTAAACTTTCCTTTTTCGATACCGCCTTTCCAATGACTTTTTCCAACACATACTAAAATGTCTTCGTCATCGAATTTCCAATGTTGGAACGGAGGAAAGTTTACTTTGTCTCGCCCGTCAGCAGTAGTTTTAGGATTTTTTTTCCTTGTAGTGTTTAATGGAATATGATCATATGTCATAATCCTAAAAACTAAATCTGATTTTGGAATTTTTTTGTAATCAATTTCACAATCGGCTTGTTTGATTTTTTCTCCTGCTGCCTTGCGCTGTTCGAAGTCTTTTTGCCCAAGGCGTTTAGCCCTATTTCTTTTTGCTTCTGCAATAGTTCTTATATTGATTTTGTCTACGCTGGCCAAAATTATGTCATATTGATGATATTCTGGTTTGGAAAACGAACAATATGTATTTTTTGATTTGTGAATTTCTTCCAACAAGTCTTTATTATTAAGATAGTTAACTTTCATAGATGATTCCTTATTACAAGATTATAAACAACGCACTTTATTTTGTCAACTAAATAATGGATATAGGAGTCCAAAATGAGATTATTCGATAAAGGTGCCGGTATCAATACATCTGCTTTTACAAGCCAAGCAGTCGGCTTGGGAAGCCAAGTGTTGGGTGCTGTAGGAACTGTAGGGAGATTAGCAGGGGCACTAAGTAATTTATCTAATCCTGCTCAACTAGTGAGTCAATTAAGAAGCATTAACTTACCGTTCGGAGGCAATGCCAATGGTATAGTCAGTAGTGCTGGTGCTAGTTGGACAGGCAATGAAGCAGGAGCCGATTGGAGGGTAAGATTAAGTTTACCGACCGAAAGTTCTTTTTCGTCTAGTCCAGTGTTACAACCTTTGAAGAATGCAGGAGGCATGGTTTTTCCTTACACTCCACAGATTAATATTAGTAGCAGTGCTCAATATGAAGAACAAGCAATTACACATCAGAATTATCAATTTATAAATTATCAAAATAGTAAAGCAGATCAAATTCAAATTACTGCTCCCTTTTTTGTAGAAGACGCTGTACAAGCTCAATATTGGTTAGCAGCAGTACATTACTTTAGATCTGTCACAAAAATGTTCACAGGTGATATGGGAGCAGCAGCAGGAAATCCTCCTCCAGTAGTTTTATTAAATGGTTATGGAGATTATGTTTTTAAAAATATTCCAGTAGTTGTAAGAACGTTTAGTGTTGACCTACCTCAAGATGTAAACTATATTTCGACTACAGTTGGTCAAGCATCAGCAGCGCCTAGTCTAGGAGGTTTAATGGGACCTCCTGCTCCTCCACCGACAAATATTGCCGGTCGAACTGCACAGTTAGCAGGTTTAGCAGGCGCATTAGGACAAGCAGATTTAGCCAAAGCATTAGGAGTTGGAGCATTACTTGCTTCAGGTGTTCAAGCATATAAAAATGCATCTACAAATAATTCTACAGGGTTGCCTAATTTTTCTAATGCCGGCAAAGGAGGAGCAAGTCATGTTCCTGTTAAAAGTAGTTTTACAATTGCACTAACTCCGATTTATAGTAGAGAAAGTATGAGAAAGTTTAATCTTCAAACTTTTGTTAATGGAGGGTATTTGAATAATAAGGTAGGATACTTATAATGGCAACATATTCTAGATCAAGTCCATGGGCTGACACTCCAATTGAAAATAACTATCTAACCACTTTAAGAATTAGATCAGTGTCAGCCGAGCCAGACGATTATCTTTATACTATTGAACCTCAATACACTCATAGACCAGACTTGTTAGCTTATGATTTGTACAATGATCATAAGCTATGGTGGGTCTTTATACAAAGAAATTTAAATGTACTACAAGATCCTATTTTTGATTTTAAAGCAGGAACTAAAATTTATATTCCTAAAGGCGACTCTCTTAAAAAGGCGTTAGGTATCTAATATGGTAAATGTTAAAAATGGCGGCGGCTATGGAAGATTTTATGATATAGCAGAGGACAAGTCTGCTGCTACTACTGCAAGCGGAAAAGAAAATACTAAAATAGTAGGATCAAGTACAGTAGCAGGAGCAGTAGGATCTACAGAATATCTTGAAGCAGCTAAGAAAAATATTATTGGCGGGTCTGTTAAAAGCGGAAGTTATATTAGTAGTCAAATTCCAGGAATACAAACAGCAAATGATAACGCCGCACAAAGTAAAATAGATTTAAACTTAAAAAATTCTCAAGCTTTTCAAACAAGAGTAAAAGCAGATTTA